AGAGTTCTGTAAACCTGAAGGGTCTGTTAATGATTGATTCAAAAGACTTAAAGGGTCACCCAAACTACCAACAGCAACACCCAACCTTTGAAATGATGACGCCATTTCAATTGCTTTTTCTGGGTCGAGAACTCTTTCTGCAAAATCAAATGTGTTTTTCATATCAAACCTCAACATAGAAGCTTGTGCTGCCATTTTGGTCAGTCCCTGTACCCCGTTTTCGAAATTGAATCTCGATAGTTGTTCAGTGTTAGTAACCACATCTTTCATTACAGACCTAGCGTTTTGTCCTACACTTTGAACATAAACGATAGAATCTTTTAAATTTTCAGCTACATCACTATAAGCAATTCCTACCTTGTCGAAGGAGTCCACCAAAGATAAAACACTTTGGTCTAATATTTCTCCCGCAGCAAAAAGCTCTCTAACATCCTTAGTAGAAGCAACTATTTGAGTTCTTGTACCTGCAGCAATTTCTGCGAGTGTTTTTCCAACATCTTCAAAACTTCCACCTAGTCTTATTACGTCTGGTGCGGCATCATTAATTGCTTTGGAAATTTCTTGGAATCGAAGTCTTCCTCCGACAAAGGTTTTATTTAACTCTTCGGACTGAATTATCAACCTTTCAAACAATTCAGAGGCAGCACCCGCAACACCATTGAAACTACTAAGTTCGGCCATAGCCTCCTTGATTGCTCCACCTAACGCTTTGAAATCTTGAACTTTGGTTGGCTTATTAGATGCTGCCGTTGAATCTGCGTCGCTTTGAAAAAACATTAATTCGGTTTTCTATAAATAGGTATAGTTTAATTTTTTTGGGAATTAACTTCTATCCACTTATCTAAAAGATACTTTCTTATGAATATGGGCATATTGATGAAGTCGGAATATGAAATATTCAAAAGGGAGTTCAAGTAGTAAAATTCTTCTAATTGATTTTTCCTATACTCAGAAGAAAGGGCGAAAAAATTCAACCCCAAAACTAACGTTGACAGTCAGTTTTTCTCCTGATGGGGCTATTACAACTCTTCTTAAATCCAACCTTGGTTCATTCTCATATAAAAAATTTCTAATATATTTTGAATCCGAAATTGGTAATAATTCAACAAACTTCGCAATTTCCGCCTTGTCAGGGTTTCCGTCTACTTCTTGTATTTGTCTTTGTAATGTCAGTGTGACTTTTGGAGCGGGTCTTCCTGCGGGATAAGAGGCAACTATTTTTTGTATTTCCGCTGTCTCCCCGTATGTTAAGATTTTCAACTTCACCTGTGAACCTGTTTTAGGTAAAGTGGTTATGTATGTCCCGTCTTCTGATGGTTCTTGTTTTGGTTGAATAATATCTAATTCATCTAATCTCACGACAGAATTGAAACCCTTCTTTGTTTGGGGGTCAACAAGGGTTAGGTTCATTTCAGGACCAAATGAAGTGTTCCTTAAAAAGATAAGAATTGCTTCTACATCCCCTTCTAATAAATCTTCTATTCGGAAGTCTGGTTCATAAATTTTGTTTCTCAATAAAGAACCTGTAATGTCTTCTGAACCACCTAAAAGAATATTTTCATCGGATGCGGTAAGATAACCGACCTTAAGTGATTTTTTCTTATTTTTATAAAATCTTCCTTGTGATGGTAGTGGAACCACATCATGTGGTAGTGTCATCATCTGTTGTCCGTATTCTCTTGCTTTGTCTTCCATATAAAAAAAATAACCGTAAAGTTTATGTCTTTACGGTTAAATATAAAAAGTATTGATTTTTTATAAAGAGTATTAGTATACTAACACACATCTATCCATTCTCAACTGTGCTGTGATATCAGCCAAGTTATCCGTGTTGTATGCCAAATTTCCGAAGTTGACATCTGTAAGGAATGTTCCATAAAGAATCCACTTCTCAACCACAACACCCGTTGGGTCAAGCATCTCGAGGTCAATATCTTTCTTGTACCCCGCAGCATATCCCATACGACCTGTCACAGATTCAGCGTGTAGACGAACCCATTCCATAAGTGCTTGAGCCGCAGATGGACCGATTGGGTCTCTGAACTTAACGGAGATTGGGTCCCAATTAAATCTTCCTGCAACGAAAGTGGACGTGTTTAAAAATTCGATTTCTTTTGATGCGATTTTAATAGAAGGTCTTGCCGCAGATTCGACAAACCATTCATTAATACCTAAAGAAGAAGGGAACCTCAAAATAAATCGGTTTTGACGTTTCGGTTCGTAGGGTATCGGCATCTTCATCAGTAAATCAGCCATATTATTAAGTTTTTGTTTCTATTGTTTATATCCTATAAATATAGGGTGTTGGAAAATATTTCTATTGACTTTTGACCCCATTTTTTAATTATTAATTTACTCGTTTCTTAATTCCTCCAGCAGTAGAATAAGTTTTAACTATATCATCTTTATCAAAAGCTTTCTTCATAACTTCTACATTTCTTGGGTCATCATCTGAAAACCCTATTTCTGGTTCAGATGGAATAAATTTATTTCCTACATCATTTTTTAACCATGCTCTTTTATTAAGTATTGCAGCCATTCCTTTAATATATTCCACAAAATCTTTCATCGCCTTCACCTTAGATTCTTCAGGGTTTGTTACCCCTGATTCGTCTCCGAAAGACACGGGGTGGTACTTGTTAAGAGCCAAATAAGTTTTAATTAATTCATCATCAGACATTTCATCTTCACCTACAAATGACCTGTATTTCTTTAGATTCTTAATCAGTTGGTCTTTGTCGATACCATTGAAACCTGAAACGATATAATTGTAGATGGTTTCTCTGATGACATTTGGGTTGTGTCCTCTGGCTGTGATGATTGAAAATATTGAACCGTTGTTAATAGCTTCTCTAAAATCATCGAACGCTGGACCTGTTTCCGCTTTCATCGCGTCAATCAAAAAATCTTTATCTCCCTCACTTCTGAAATATCTGAAAGGGTCATCTGAAAAACCAACGATTGTTTGTCCTTCGTAATCAAAATCTTTCTTTCCGATGTGATGACGGTGTTCTGCAAAATCTTCGGTTGACATACCTACTTCATTTCCTTCATCATCCTTTACCATAATCTTGGTAGGCATGTGAACGATGTTGTCGTCCCAATCGAACGCATAGTATTTCAGTTCGGGGGTCTTTTCGTCTTTAAATGCTTCTGTTAAAACGATTTCCATATAAGGCTAAAAAAGGGGGGATTTCTCCCCCCGTTTGATTAGATATTTTCGAACGAAGCTCCTGTTGGTGTGATAAAGAATTCAATATCGATGAATTCAAGAGCTTTCGTTGGTTTAAGGTAAATTTTACCAGTGAGTGTGTTTCTGTCCAAATCTTCAGGAGAAGAAGATACCGTCACACGGAAGTCGTAAAGACCCCTATCTCTTCTGATACCATCAAGGATTGGGTTAACGCTATCCAAGAATTGTTGTCTTACAATTTGGTCGTTCTGTTCGAATAGTAATCTTACAGCTACAGCTGAGATTAACTTACGAGCTTGTAATAACAATCTTCTCACGTTCAATCTGTTAAGAGCTGTGTCAGCAACTTGAAGTGTTTTATTACCCCAGATTACAGTTCCTACATCAGCAAATGTCGCGATTGGGTTGATTCTACCTTGATATAATGTATCTCTATCTTCTTGTGTCAACTTAACACGAGCTTTGATTGAATTAACAAGACCTCTTGTATAACCCGCTGTTGCGAACCATGGGAAGGAAATGTTATCTGTAAGAGCCAAGTTTCTACAAACCTCACCAGTCGCTGGTAGATAAATTTGAGTATTGTTTACAGTATCTCTTGTTAAAATCCAAGGATAGTAAGTTGCCGTATAGTTTGAGTCGATACCTGTGTTGTCAAGGTTATCAACAGCTTCTTGAGGATAGATAATCTGAAGTGAATCAGTTCCATCAGGAGTATACATGTCATAGTCAGGTGTAGTCACAATGTAAACACTATCAGCTCTTTGGAACTGAATCATGTCGATTGCTTCTTCACACAAGTTTGAATTATTAACATAATCAATACTCGCTGTAGCAAACACGTTGATGTTTGTTGATTCAGGGTTTCTATAAGTTAGAATACCTAACAAGTAAGCGTAGTAGTCGGTGTTAGCAAAATCTTGAGTGTTGTTTTCAACAACTATTCTCTTGAATATACCTTGACCTGTAGCGTTCGGGTATCTAATTGAAGGTTGTGCACCTGCAAGATATCCTGCAGCTCCGAGTTGGAATCTATCTTCATTTGTTCTGTGTTCATTGTATATATCCCATCCATCGAATCCACCCGCGAAACATACTGTGTATTTTCTTGCGAAGATGAAATAGTAAGGATTTTCTTGAGTCTCAGGGTCAGATGTGAAAGAAGCAACACCACACTCATAAGCTGGTTCACCACTTGTTGTATAAACGTTTCCAATTGTCACAACGGTAGCTCCAGAGTCCATGTGGAATCCTTTTGTTAAACCATTCCAAGGAATTGATTCAGTTGTATCTGCCCAATCAATTTGGGGATTTTGTTGACCCAAATACTGAAGGAAAGAATCGTCGATACCGAAATATGATGAGAAACCTAAATAACTTCTTCTTATAACATCACCAGGAGAATCTATTGTACTCGCAAATGGAGGGTTGAAAATAGGTTCTTGAGGATAATAATACTTTGTCTTATAAACAATATATGGTGCATAATTAGAAGATGAACCGTACTCTCTCTGAGTATATCCGTTAAAACCACAAGGAATAGCATCTATCGGAGCACTTTCAGCCATTTCAACCATAACATATCTTGAAATCAAAGCATATTCACCATCAGATGAACCAATTTTTTTTGCTACGAAGTTATTCGAAGCTGGGTCCATATTACAGTTAGTGAACTTTTCGATGACAACTGGGTTAGAATCTGTGTCAAAGAAATTTCTGACTAAGATATCAAATGTCATATTATTGAATGACAAATTAGCAATTGATATTTTTACTTCAGTGTTTGCCAAATCACCATCAGAAATTGATATAAATCTGAATAAGTCATAAACTTTATTACCTCTTAATTCTGAAACTAAGTAAGGTGTTTTTGGTGATTGATATTTTTGTAGTTTCCAAGCTATTGATGTTTGTGACGGTGTGCCTGCTATTGGTCTTGCTCCTGGTAGAGCAATCAAATCACAATTAATACCCCTCACATAACTTGAGTTGTATCCATAAGTTAATGAACCAGAATAAACTTCCTCTACAAATAAAGGAACCTCGTTTCTTGGTTTTCCAAAGTTATCTACACCCAATACTTTTGTAATATATTCAGAGGAAGCCGCTTGCAATGAAGTTTCAAATTGGAAAGTATCTCCATCTTTAGTCACTCCTGAAATTCCAAACAAAGAGAATGGGTTTTGAGTGACACCAGTATATTGACCACCACATACTAAATTAACGTCTGTAAGTCCAGTCACTTCATAAATAGGACCATGACTAGCACTCGTTGAGCTGTTTTGGAATAGAGCAATACCTCTCGACCTTAAAGTAGCAACAACCATGTTGTTCCAATCGTTAAAAGCCGTGCCTGAGTAAGTGAAGATACTACCTGAAACGGAACCAGAGAACACACCAGTACTTGGATTTGTTAATTCATTTACGGTCCAATATACTGAGGTTCCTGAATAATCATCTCCTGTCTGTAAATCGAAATTAGCATAAAACCAAGCATCGTTTTGACCCGCTGTCAAATCGTTGTTGTCTAAATTTACACTATCGACATCAAACCCATCGGTGAATCCTGTATATCCAGCATTAGACAAATCGGTAAAAGTTGTGCCAGGAACAGAACCCCAAGAGAATACTGTATTCCCTGACAACGAATTATTCGAGAATATTGATTGAATAGCATCTGTCCAACTTGCGTTGTATGATGATGTGCTTCCATTATTAAGTGTATAAACATTATTGAATACCGCAGAAACCGCTGCAGGTAAGCTAGTCCAGTTAACCGTTCCACCGGTGTTTCCTGAGAAAACACTTGTGAAGTTAACTTGAGCAACACCACCATCGATTCCGATTGTTGTTGGGTCAGGATTAGCCACAATGGAGATACTCCAAGATGGACCAGCATCATAACCTGACAAACCCAATATTCTCGTTACGAAGAGTTGGTTTGATTGTTGTAAATATGATTTCGCAATATATGCGGCTTCATACTTGGGGATTTGTGTATTTACAAATTTTGTTGGTTCAGTACCTCCAAAGAAGGCTTGAAACTCATCATAATTTGTTATGAAAACAGGTTCGAATGCAGGACCCTTGATAGTCTCTCCCACTAAACCTAATGTTGTCACACCAACGCTTTGTGCCACAAACGATAAGTCTGTCTCGGAAGTGTAGACGCCAGGTGAAACATAAACTTTTTGGTTTACAGTTGTTGTTGCCATTATTAAAAATTATTCTGTGAGATTTATTTTATTGATAAATATTCTAATAGGAATGAAAAAA